TGTAGTAGCTCCAACAGAACCAGTAACCCAAGTTTTCATTCTTCGGTCATCAGTTTGAGAAGCTCTATAACGTACGTGTAAGAAAGGACGCTTAAGGTTCTTTCCTAAAGCTTGATCGTAAACAGAAGATACACCAGCTGGGATCATAACCCCTCTAATAGCGTTAACAGTATCTTGAGCGTTTATCAAACCTCTAGTAGATAAATCATTTAGATATTTCCAGTCAGACTTGTAGAAGTCATAAGAACCTCTTCTGAAACCAGAGAAACCTAAGTTTAATGCCATATCTTCAGAGTTAGAAAATACTCCATAAGAAGTACCACCAGCACCGTAAGAATTCATTGAAGCTAGCATATCATCAATAGCTAAAGATGTAGTTCTGTTTAAGAACATCATGTTTTCTTCAATTGCACCATTTTTATCTAATTCAGCTAATATTAAATCAAACTCAGCTAAATCAGTAGCTGCGTTAACACCAGTAATACCAGTAGTTTCATTACCTCTAGTTTCAATAGCAGCAAATAAACCTTCAGTACCAGCTATAGTACCAGTAGCATTAGATTGAGTTGCTGTAATTGTAACAGAAGCTTTTTGAGATTCAACCATTGCCATTTCAATGTAGTCAGTAAAACGAGATCTAGTGTCACCAGATGATTTTAAGTACCATAAGTAACCTGATTGACCAGCTTCACCAGTAACTTCAACCCAACCAATTTGAGAAGCATCAGATCCTGAGATGTCATACTTGTCTTTTATAATGATTGGCTTGTTGTCATAAGACTTAAACATTGCTTTGTTTGTAGCATCTCTACCAACAGCTCCTTTTGCATATTCAGAACCATAAACTAGAATTTTAACAGTTTGTGCGTCTGCAATACCAGAAGAAGATGTCATGTTTGCTCTATCATATACATCTACAGTGATAACACCAGTAGTTGCATGTACAGAAAGTACATAACATTTTAATGTTACAGATGCGTTAGCTACGATTAACATATCCCCAGCTCTAACACCATGATCTTTTGTAGAGTATACATCAGTACCAGGAGTTCCACCGTCACCATCTTTAGTAATTGTTAATGTTGTACCAGTATCACCTGTAGTACCTTCGTATGATAAGTGTAATCTTGATTGCTCAGACCAAACAACTTGGTCAGCAGTCATAGATTCTTCAGCTCCAACTTGTGATAAGAAACCTGAGATAGTTCTGTTTCCAAAAACCTCAGCTTCTTGCTCCATCAAATCTGGAACGTATTGTCTCGCCCAGTCAGTACTTGAGCCACCTGTAAAGTCTAGGTAAGCTGAAGCTAACGTCTGCTTTATCGGAGCAGGAGTAGGCGTGTAATTGCTTGTAATTGCCATTTTTATTTATTTTTTAAATTTGTTATTTATTTTTAATTTTAAACTTAAAATCGTTAGAAGTATCACCTAATACTCTTACTTTTATCCCGTCAGCTTCAACAACTTTGTGTTGTTGTCTAGGGTTCATGCTTACGTTTTTAGCTTTTTCAATACTATTTTTCATAGCATCTGCCTTGCCTTGCTCGTAAAAATGATTTGCAATTGCGTCAGCGTTCATAGCTGTAAATAATGATTTATGATAACTTTTAGCATCAGTTAAAGCGCCATCTTTATCAACAAACTTTGTCATAAAGTTATTTAAGCTACTTTGTGTTTCTTTTACTTTGTTAATATCTTTGACATTAAACCTAAATTTTTTCTCTCCAACATTATATTCAAACCCTTTGAATTTGTCGTTAAATAAATTATTTGTTTTTTGTTCAAAAATTTTAGTGTTGTTATCTACAATTTGTTTGTTTGCTTCTGACTCCTTGTTATATCTATTAAAAAAATCTACAGCTTTTTGTTGTTCAGTGGTCAACTTTGACCCAGCTTTAATTTCTTCATAGTATTTGGACTTTTGCCCGTCCAGGTGGGCTCTAGCGCTGGCAACTTGCTCTTTTAGCGCTAACTTTTTTCTTTTAATATCTCTTTCTTCGTCTACCTCTTCATCATACGAAAAAGAATCTTCTATAAGAAAACTAACTTCATCATCTGTAAGATGTTTTTTAGTTTGCTTGTAATATTCTCTTAACACGTCCATGTCATTGTAATCAGAATAATCTTGATTAAGACGAACATAATCTTTTAAATCACCACCAGTTTCTTCCATAAAGTCCATTAACTTTTGGATATTTTCAGGTAAATCTTTTCCAGTTTTTTGAGCTTCAGCTATAGCCTCTTCTACTTCTTCAGCTAATTCTTCTGTTTGCTCTTCAACTTCTTCTTCAGTGATTTCTTCTAGTACTGGAGCTTCTTCTTGTGTTTGCTCTTCCTGTTGTACTTCTTCTTGTTTTTCTGTGGTGTCGGCATCTTCAACGAGCTCAACCACTCCGCTGTCGTCAGCGTTATCTTCTTTAGTTTCATCTTGTGTTGGTTTACTTAAATCAACGACATAATCGCCGTCTTCATTAACATTTGGTTTTTTAGTTTCTTCAACTGTTTCTTCATTTGTTTGTTCAGTTGGTTGTGTAGTTTCTTCAACTACATTTTCTACATTTTCTTCCATAATATAATATAATAATAATTAATAATTGTTATCTAGGATCAAAAGAACCTAAATCAAAGCTTGCCCCTAAGTTATCATTACCTGCTGACTCAAAGTTTTTAGGTGCTTTTTGATTATTTCTTTGGTCAATAAGTGCGCTTTGTTGCGTTGCTTGTATTCTAGTTCTTTCGTCTTTACGATCTTCTTTTTGTTTTTCTTTGTCGCTTAAAACTTTGTTATCCATCTGCCTTAATTGCATGTTGTATTCAAACTCAACTGCCATTAATTCTTTTTTATGTTGAACTTCTTGTTGCATTTTTTGCATATCTATTTGTGCTTCCATTTGCATTAACTGTGCTTTACTTGCATTTAAAGCTTCATTTTTTTGAACTTCAACTTGAGCTGCGTTTTGCGCAGACTCAGTGTTAGATTTTGTTTGTGCCTGAATGTTTTCTAACTGTAACTGTCTATCTCTTTCTTGTTTTTTACCTCTTCTTAACTTTAAAACTTGATTGGCAAGTCTTATACTTCTTATTTCTCTAACATCAATAGCATCTTCAAGATCTATAGTTTTTTGTTGTAATGCCATTTGTATATTATTTTCAAGCATTTGTTTTTCTTCTTCATCTGGAGATAATTGAATAAATATACCAAAGTCATATAAATATAAATTCTTAACTTCTTCTAACGTGGCTACGTTATGAGCGCCTATTGATTTTATAAAAGCATCTCTAGTTGGTGAATATTCTAATATATCAGATATTCTAAGTGATAAACACTCTGCTGTTTCTGCTGTTAAGTATAAACCAGCTTGCAATATGTGCCTTGTAGCTGTATTACTATTTGCTGCAGCTAATTTTTGAACACCTACTAAAGCGTTTTTATCTGGCATACTACCATCTCTAGCTTCGTTAAGCCCGGTAGTGTCTCTTATCATTTGTAAATAATAATTGTAATTACCAATCAAAGCCTGCATTTTAGTACCACCACTACCACTAGTTATTTCTTGTATTGGTACTTTACCAGCGTTTAAGTCGCCTTCTTGCGTGTATGATCTACCAATAACACTACCTGTTTGGAAGAACATGTTTAGTGCTTCTTGTGGGTTATAATTTGTACCATTGCCTAAATCTATCTCAGCAAGACCGTCCGCGTCTAAATAAACACCATCTGGCACCATACGTGATAATACTTGTTGTAGCTTTAAATGTGTAAGCTGTATCATGTCAGCAAAACCTGTAATACGACTAACTAAAGACTCAATACGACCTTCATACATTCTTGGTGCAACAATAGCGTAATTCATTTTAACTTTAGTAAAATCGCTTTTTGGCCTCATCATATTTTTAGCCATTTCCCATTTAAGTAATTTATCAGTACCAAGTATTAAAGCCCCTTCATATAAACACTCTATTGACCTTTGTAATTTACTAAAGTTATCTGAATCTTCTGGTGGGTTAAATGTATCGTCTTTAGGTAATATTTTATCAGCACCACTACCAGTTTCTTTTACTTTATAAACCTCATTCATATATGTTTTATAATTAAAATATAAAACTTGAACTTTATTGTTATCATGCTCTTTATGAACGTGGTTGCTATTATAATTAGTTTTGTGATAACTTTTGTTTTTTTGTATATCTTCTAATTGAGATTGAGTAAGATGAGGAAATTGTTTTACTAATTCATTTATAGGTATAGACTTTACCTCACCAACATAATATATGTCTTCAAAATACGGTGATTTTGTATAAGAATAAACTAAATCTGCTGGATTAACATAATCTATAGTAACTCCTTCTGAAGTATTAAAATTATTTTTAACAGCACCTATACCTATCGTAGCAATATCATAATAAAATCTTTTCTTTATTAATTCATATTTACTACCTTCAAATAACATTTTAATAGCTTGTTCTTCTGCTAGTTCTATAGATTGTTTATAGTCTAACTGCATATGAATCTCTAACTCTTCTTTTGTTTCTGGTAAATCTACTTGAGATCTTCTTGTGTTTAAACCAAGTAAATCTTGATTTGCTTGATGAAAGTTTCTTAGTTTCATATCTGCTAACAAGTCTTCCATATAATTTGTTTTTTCGTCTAAACTATAAGGATCTTGTGAATAAGCTTTTATATCATAAGTTCTTTCTGCAATACCATTTACAACTATATCTACAAACTTAGGTATTATTGGCACTGGCTTCCAGTCTAAATTAAGATAGGACAAATCACCGTTTATAGATAATTCATCCTTGTACTTTTGTATCGATTGCTCTCCTCTAGCGTATAATCTTAATTTATGAAAATTATTTTTATAGTGCTCATATTTATTGTTGTCATTGTTAAACCACTCTGATTCAATAGCCTTAGCTACTTTTAAACCATAGTCATAGCTCATTTTTTCCAAATCACTTACGACTTGGCTAGGAAAATAAGTTTTATGTACAGACTCTGCCATATTTATTTTTTAATTAATTTTGATACATTACCTTCGTTTGTATATCTAGCAATGTTTAAGTTTAGTTTTGGTTTTTGCACTGGTGCATTAGGTCTATATAAATGTCGATTATTAGCCATAATAGCTAATCCAGAACTTATAGACGCGTCATGTTTTGTTCTTTTGTTTATGTCAAATTTAGCCCAATCATTTAATAACTCGTTAAAATAACAACTACCAAATGTTCCATCTTGTTTTATACCTACATGATCTTGTATGTACATTTCAATAGCAGCCGCATGAGCTTGTTTTATATCTTCGCTTGAGTTTGGTATACCGCCTACTTCTTTTTCTGCCGTAGACAGCTTGTTCCATATTTTGTCAGGTCTATTCATTGAATAACCTCTATATCCTCTTCTTTTTAAATAATATAATAATCTTGGTTTGTTGTTTTCTGCAAGTATTGGCATACCGTAAAACACTAATGCCATAAGTACATCTTCAAAAAACATTTCTGCAGTTTGTGGTCTTGCTAAATATTCTAGAAAAAATTGATTAGCAGGCGCATCTTCCATACTAAACTTAGTCAAACCGTGTAAAGCTCCTTTTGACCCTACGCCATCTACAGTTCCTGATATATCATACGAGTCACAGCCAAAGGCACCCATGTGCTCATTACCGGGATATTTAATACCATTTTTTATTATAATTTTATTTTGTATATTTGTTGGTGGTACCCAACTTATTTTAAATCTACCTTTTGGATCTGGATAAAATATAACATTTGAATCTTTTACGCCATTAATCCATTGAAAATTACCTTGAGTAATACCTAAAGTTCTAGACATTTCCTCATTATAATCTATTTGTTCGTATATTTTTACAAGATTAAATATACTGTTTTTTGTTTCATCTCTAAACGCATGCTCTGTGGTTCTTGGAAACTGTCTGTAAAACTCATTTAAAGCATCTTGATCATTTTTTAAACCGTCAGCCTCGTTTTGCCAGTTGTTTATTACACCTACGTCTATTAACTCTCCATGGGGGTCAAAGACTTCATCACTCGGAGTATTGAAGACTGGGCTTCCGTGCTCATCAATAAATCCTTCGTAGTTCCACTCCATTGG